CAAATTGGTTACTAAGTAAATCACCACAAATATACTTATATGGAACATTATTACACGCTGCACCATTTCTCAATGATGACTCTAGATTGCCTGTGTGGAGTGCATTATTTGAAGATGCTGTAAAGGCATTAAATGACCAAGACAAACGCAGAATGTCAGGAACAAAACCACAGATGATTAACGCAACAGCAGGATACTATTGATATGCCTACAACAACTAACTATGGCTGGACATATAATACACCAGGCACTGCACAAGATACATGGGGCGGTGATTTAAACGCTACGCAAATAGCGATTGATGCACAAGTAAAGATTAATGAAAACTTAGCTAATGCTAAAGCACCAATAGCCAATCCTACATTTACAGGCACAGTAACAGGGCCAACATTTGCTGGTAATCTTACAGGCAATGTTACAGGTAACGTAACAGGCAATGTTACTGGTGCTGTGACAGGCAATGCAACATCAGCAGATAAATGGTCTACTGCTAGAACAGTAACGTTAACAGGCGCTGTAACAGGAAGCGTAGCATTTGATGGTACAGGTAATTTTTCGTTAGCTACAACACTTGCTACTGTAGCTGACAGTACATTTACAATAGCAAAAACAAGCGGTTTGCAAGCTGCATTAGACAGCAAAGTAACACACGCTAGTGGCAATGGCAGAACAATAACTGTAGGCACATCAGCACCTAGCAGTCCATTAACAGATGACATTTGGTTTGATACAAGTACATAATGGCAATAAAAACGTATAACGGCACTGCATTTGCAGAGGTAACAGCTAAGTATTACAACGGTAGTGCGTGGGTGGAACCTAATAGTGGTGTCAAAAGATGGAATGGTAGTGCATGGGAAGTTATTTCTACTGCATTTGAAGCTACAATAACGCCTACACAATTATATGGTAATTCAATTTACAGTGACCCCTTGGGCGGTTATGTAGGGCAAACAAGCAGTCCAAATAACGGATATGCACAAGTAACAGTTACGGGTGGTAAAGCGCCGTATACATATTTATGGCAATATGTATCTGGCACTGTTAGTAGCACAAATATTTATCCACAAACAGGCACACAATATGCCACAAGATTTAGTTACAACTATGCATTACAGGTAGGCAATGCTGTATACAGATGTCGTGTAACAGATGCCGATAGTAATGTAATTTATACAGATACAGTTACAGTGAGTTTTAGTTAATGTTAGTACCATTAAACATACCACCTGGTGTATACACCAACGGCACAGAGTATCAGTCAAAAGGCCGTAACTTTGATGCTAACCTTGTGCGCTGGCAATTTGGTGCATTGGGGCCAATGGGCGGTTGGAGGCAAAGAACAACTACAACTGTAAGCGGCAAGGCAAGACGTGTTATATCTTGGCGTGATAACAGTAATCAAATATTTGCTGCTATAGGTACTAATAGTAATTTGTACGCTATGACTGTAGGAGGTGCTGTAACAGATATTACGCCTTCTGGATTGACTACAGGCAGGGCAGATGCAGATACAGGTGCTGGTTATGGCACAGGTTTATATGGTCGCGGCCCGTATGGGGTTAGTAACCCTGCTGTAACTAATACTATAAATCCAGCAAGTGTATGGTCGCTAGATACTTTTGGTCAAATATTACTAGGTGTATTACCTGATGATGGTAAATTATACGAATGGAATGTAGATGTAAATGTTGATGCTACACAAGTAACAAATGCACCTATAAGTAATAAAGCAGTATTAGTAACACCAGAACGTATTGTAATGTGTCTTGGAGCAGCAGGAGTGCCAAGAGATGTTGCTTGGTCAGACCAAGAAGATAGAAATCAATGGACAGCTGCAGCTAATAACCAAGCTGGTAACTTTAGCTTACAAACAGCTGGTACAATATTAAATGCTGTGAATGTAAAAGGTGGTAGCCTGATATTTACAGACAAAGACGTATGGCGCGTTGTATATTTAGGGCCGCCATTAGTTTATGGATTCCCACAAGATAATGCTGGTGGTGGTTTGGTAGCCGCTGGTGCGGTGACAACGGCTGATGGCGCAGCATATTGGATGTCACATGAAAACTTTTATGTTTATACAGGTTACAGCCAACCTATAAAATGCGATGTGCATGATGCAGTATTTAAGGATATTAACAGAGCGCAAATTAGTAAAGTTACTGCTTGGCATAACGCATCATTTGGTGAGGTTTGGTGGTTTTACCCTAGTGCTGATAGCACTGAAAATGACAAATATGTGGTTTATGACTACAGAGAAGGACATTGGAATAAAGGCAGTTTATCGCGATTATGCGCGACAGACAAAGCGCCATTACCATATCCAATAGCTGTAGATGCTAGTGGCAAGATATATGACCATGAGTTTGGGTATGACCACAATGGCGACGTAAGTTTTATTGAGCATGGGCCTGTAGAATTAGGTTCGGGTGAAAACAGCTCTAATCTTACGTTTTTATACCCTGATGAAAGCGCACAGGGCGACGTGAGCATGACATTTAAAACTAAAATGTACCCTAACGGCACAGAGCGTAGTTTTGGGCCATATACAGCAACTAGGCAACCTGTACCAATAAGAGTGCATGGCAGACAAATGCTTGTTAAGGCAATAGGTGCAGAGTCAACTAATTGGAGGCTTGGTGTACCGCGTATTGAAGTTAAACCAGGGAGCAAACGATGAGGCTACCTGATGCAATGCCAGCATACGATGCAGTAAATGAAACAGAAACACGTCGTAATATTACATATGAAATGACGCAAACACGTAAGATTAATGAAGATATAAATATAAATGCAAACAATAGATTAATACTTACTAGCCCTAACGGCACACGTTATAGTGCAAGTATTAACAACTCTGGAGTATTGTCTTGGACAGCACTGTAAACATAGATAATCATAAAGAACAAATCGTGAACGCACTAGCACGTTCAGGGCATAAACACACATATGATGAGGTAAAAAAAGCTGTAGCAAATAGCGAGGCACAATATTGGCCCGCTAATAACAGCGCTGCAATAACACAAATAGCTAACAAATCTGATGGAACTGTTGGATTAAATGTTTGGCTATATGGTGGCGATTTAAAAGATTTTTATCTTTTAGTAGATGCTGCAAAAAAATACGTAAAAGACTTAGGCGGTGACTTTATTATGACATTTGACCACCGCAAGGGTTGGAACAGATTATTAAAAAAACTTGGTTTTGTTGAGCATGGCAAAACTTTAATATGGAGGCTGTAATGGGCGGCAAAAAGAAAACAGTAGAAAAAAAAGATAATACTTTAGACCCGTTTTCACAACAAATGATAACGTCTGCTGTAGGCAATATAAATCAACTTACAGGGCAAGAGTACACACCATACACAGGACAACGTGTGGCTGGCATAGGTGATTTGCAACGCGATTCACTATCAAATTACATTGCAAATGATGTAAGTAATCGCGGTTTAGTTGAACAAGGTTTAACAATGGCACAACGCGGTGCAGATTACACACCTAGTGAGGTACAAGCGCAAAGTTTTACTGATGCTGACATAAGCGGATACATGAACCCATACATGGAAAACGTTATTGGCAATGCACTAAGTGATATAGAGCGCAAAGAAATGGCTAGTGCTGAAAACATTGACGCACAGGCATCTAAAGCATCTGCATTTGGTGGTTCTAGGCAAGCAATACAACAAGCCGAGAATACACGTAATTTTGCTGAAATAGCTGCAAAAACTGCCGCAGAGTTACGTAGTCAGGGTTATGAAGATGCTGCTAATCGTGTACAAGCAGATGCACAAAGGCAAATGCAAGCAGATTTAGCTAACCAAGCTGCTGATATGAGTGGTGCAGAGTTACGTATGAGAGGTGCTGGGCAAATAGCTGATATGGCTGGTCAATTATCAGATAGCGATTTACGTCGATTAGGTGTTGAGCAGGAAATGGGCGCATTGGAAAGGCAAGTAGAGCAAGAGCGTTTAGCAGCAGAATATGAACAGTTTATGAATGCTTATAATGATAGGTATCGTAGAGCAAATGCACAAATATCAATTTTAGGCGGTACACCACAAGTCGTAGACAGTACAAGCACAGTAACACAAACAGGTGGGCCTGGTATAGGCGGCTTGTTAGGTGATGCGCTAGGTAGTGGTATTTTTAATGGATTACTAGGTAAAATTGGCAAAAAAGGCGGCAATTAAAATGAATACTAGATTTTTAGCAAGTTTACTTGGTGGATTAAGTAGGCGTAATACACCTGAAGAAGAAGCAAGAATTGGCGC